CTCTGATGCTTTAAACTCACGTAGTCCCCATGTATCGTTGTCGGGGTCAGCTGCAAAGTCTCTTATTTCTTTGAAATGATTGGCTCCCTTTGGGGTGCCTAGGAAACAACACCAACCTAAGCGGTCGGAAAGAGCAGGTCTAATAACTTCCGTGAATAAAGAAGGGTGAACGTCACCATATTCATCAATAATGCAGCCGTCAAGATATATACCCCTAAGACTGTCAGGATTATCAGCGCCAAACAAACTAATACGGCGTCCCATAAATTCGACACGAAGCTCAGCAACATTTACTTTCGCGTTAAGCGGTCTCGTATATTCTTTAAGGTAATCAAACGCCAGGCGCTTCGATTGGTTATATGTCGGAGAGATAAATGCGAACTGAGGATTTTTCTTCTCACATTTAAGTGCTGAATGTATAAGCTGATTGATTGCGCAAACTGTTTTACCCATTCGACGATGTGCGACACACACTGTCCAACGGTTGTTTTTAATTGCTTTGTGGATTTCTTTCTGAGGTTTTCTAGGTTTGTAACCAGTTTCCAATACCTCATTGACCTCACTCGTCAATGCCTGTTTTGACAACGATTGTAATGGGAGCGTCTGAGTCTCCGCTGATTGTTTGTTCACTTTTTCCATCAATACGATCTCCGAGCTCCTTAATCGCAGCAATATCACCGTCTTCAGCTTTTCTGAATAAGGCTTCAGCTACGTTATGTATTCTTTTATAGTCCTCTTGAACGGCTAATTTGCGTACTACTTTCCCCCAGACTCTTTTGTCTTTAGTACTATTTTTATTTCCGATTGGTGCGCCCATGATATTTCCGTGATAAGTGGGGCTTTTAAACTACCCAGGAGAAAGAGGTAGAGCCCCGATATTTGAATTTTAAAGAGCCCGACCTGGTAATATCCAGGCCGCTGGCATCCGGACTTGAAGCGTCCTTTGACTTAAAGATTTGTATATCCGTTCTTAGGTATCTATTGACCTTTACTTCTGCATCACATAGTGATTAGATTGTGTTACGATTGTTTATCTAGTCATTACATACATAGTTACTTCAAAACCAAAACGCATTTCTGTTGCAGCTGGTGTTGTCCACATAATGTTTATCCTTTATATTATATATTAAAATAAACAAGATCGGTAAAGAGATTACTCAGGTTTACCTTGATGTCTCCTAAAAACTAAATTATCTTAGCTCTTACATTATTAATATAACATAACATGTAAGTTATTGATTTTAAAAGACTTTATATCTCACACGAACCACCAGTACAAGCTAATGTTTGGCTTGCTACAGTCATATCGTCGTCCTCTATTAGTTCTTCAAAATTAACTACAGGAGTTTTCTTAAGAAGTAATTGATACTCTTCTTTAGTGCACTCTTGGTATGGCGCTTGAACATAGCTATGGTCTGAGTGTGGTAAGAAACTAATCCCTGATATTTCGTCAAAGTGTTTATATACCCATGCCGCAACCTCAACCCACTCTTCATCGCGAACTGTGATCGTAACACTCGGTTTATGTTCACACCAATGGCGTTGATAAATTAACCATAAGTCTAGCTGCTCTAATGCCGTCTTATCATTTCTTGTAATCGATCCTTTCGGTGCTTTAATTGGGAAGCTAAATACCGCGGTAGAGTCCGGTCTAAATTGCTCATCTTCCACTTGAACCCCTTTACCTTTAAGAAATTCGTATAAAGAATCTTTTTTATCAAGTCTAATTGTTCTAACGTAGTAATCGCTATGTCTAGCATGGATACCCGAAGCTGAATCGACCAATTGCGATACACTGCCTGAGGGCTTGACACAAGTAATAGATGCAGATACCGGGACATCAAGGAGCTTCGCATATTTCTCATTTGTTTTTCTAGCTTCACTTCTCATCTCCTCTAAAAATTTAGGGTCAGGATTATTAGTTACTTTACAATCCATAATACCTGTTAATGATACACCTAACAATCTTTCCTCGGTTGTATTCTTATGCCATTCAGCAGATAAGAATTGAAACTTATCTAAGGTTGATTGAAATGTGCCCATGACTGTAGCTAATCTAACTTTCTCAAGCAATGACTCTTTTGTATCATCAGCCCTTACTACTACTTCAGAAAGGTTGCAAAATTGCTTATCTCGTAAAATTATTTCCGAACACGGATTTGTCCCGTAGTTTAAATCTTTCTCACGTCTACCCCATTTAGCAGCTTGCTCTTGTGATGCTACTCTATTGAATATGCCACGTTCACCTGATTTAGACTTAACTAATGATAACCACTCTTCCATAAACACCTCAACATCTGGCCTTTCTGTGTATGCTACACTATTATTAGCCAAGCCACGCCAAGAATAATCATTATACCAAGCACCTTGTTTAGCTTCTCTCATGCGTTTATCTGTAAGATTAGATAGTGATATAAGGGCAGAACGTCTTACGCCACCTACAACAACAATCTCGCCAATCATACATGTAATGTCGTGAACCTCAATAGATGTTAACTTACGACCTTTAGCGTGTACAAATGTGTCCGTTGTAAACTTAAATAATCTTTCTAATGGCTCAGGACCAGATGCTCTACCGCCAAATGTTTTAAGTCGAGCGCCGGCTGGTCGTACCTTAGAGTAATCAATGGTCGGTATGTCACCCTCCCATAAACTAGATAGTAGTTTTTTAAACGCCTTCGCCCACCCAAGTTTGCTGTCCCCAACAACAATAATATCATCGCACTTACTAATACCTTCTGGTATAGATGGCAGCTTATCGATCTCTTGTCTTTCACAACTGAACCCCACTCCTGTTCCGTTCATTAATATATATAGCGCTTCACTAAATGCTCTTTTGTTATTCATAGCTAAGTAGCTGCAGTTATATGCTGATATATTATCACGATCGCAGGCCTCTCCCGCTGTCATCAATAATCTCATTGAAGGCATAACTTCAAGATTTAAGACCGCTTTCCTCAATTTTGGAAGCACATGGTGGAGCCCAGGCGCGTTTGTTTTAATATATAGTACTAACCTATCTACTGTTTCTTCCCATGTTTCACGTCTTTTTTGTTCTGGTAGGTAACGTGCATACTTACTTGCTGCTATTAATTTTTGATAACTATCCATTATTTTCCTTTATGATAAGTCTGATATAAATGATTTCCATCGGCCGTCTACTTTTTTCCAACCCTCTACTAGTAATACCCAATCGGCATCTCTTAAGTGAGGTGTGTATTCGGAGTCAGTAATCTTATTAATCCGTGCATTCATGTTACCGTAAGTGGTTACCTGAATTGCATGGGTCTCTCCTGTTATAGATATACCTAGTATATCAAAGTTCCACAGGTCTTGTCTAATACGAGCAAAGCTGTTCCATTTCTCTACAACTTGAACTAACTTATAATCTCCACTTTCTTTCATTCTTTTTAATGTTCTTTGTGTAGGTGATATAGCCATTAAGCATCTCCTATATCATCGACAAACCTGTCAGGGTCGTTAGTCTTGGGCTTTGGCTTGTTACTTGGTAACTCATTGCCATAGTCATCTTCTTTATCAAACTGTCCTTCATTAGGATGCCCAGAAAATATAGAGTTCCATGCTTTTTCAAATTCTTCATCACTAATTTTTTGTGGCCTACGCCCGCTACCCTTCCCCATTTTCTTCCTCCTCTTTTTTTCTTAACCATATTTCATCGTTAATAGAATCTACATCTGGCTCATAAGTTTCTTTCGGTTCCGGTGGGTTCATATCTCTTTCCATTATTTTACTCCCGTAAATTTAGTGTCAACGCCTACAAATCCGCATGACTGTTTATCTGTTGGTGCAAAGTCAAAAGAACTATCACTATTATGACCAATAGGCATATAGAGATACTCTTCTAATTGGCACATCATAATCATAGCTCCTTGTGTTGCACAATTGTCTTCATAATACTTAAGAGCATGATCGCAATTAATAAAATTACTTACATACACTAAATCATTATAACTCTCTGAATATGAAACTGCCATTACAAAGTTCCCTACTCCTACTTTGCTGCCATCAGCCTTTGCGTTACCTAATGTAAGCACCGCATAAAAAACTATAATCAAAGCAACAATGGCAAGATGCAATATTGATACAGCTGCTAAGCTACCCCAATCTTTTAATCTTTTCTTTGCGCTTTCGTTCTTTTTAATCCACGCTTTTAGCTCTTTCCTTTTCTTTGCTTCATTCTCTTTCCATATACGTACCTTTTCCTGCTCTTTTTTGTATTTCATAAAAGCTTTATTTTTATATCCTAAGTAAGCCATTATCCTATATCCTCCATTAGTATCTTATGTAAATTACGTTGTGTAGCATATTTTTCTTCCCATCTTTTTTTACCAATTGTATGTATACCCATTTTACCTTGATGATGATAGTGACATAGTGGTATCATATCTTTATCTTTCATTCCCATACCTGTGTTATCTCTAATGTGATGTATATTGCATGGCGGCAAATCAATAACTTCTTCAAAATGACGACATATCATACATCCGTATTCAACCATCTTTTGCATGTGGGCTTTGTATGCTTTAGTAACCATACTGGTCCATGTCTAATCTAAATCCTAAGCCGTAAGCAAATTGAGCCACCTTGTCATAGTATTCATTAAATGTTTTAATACTTAACTGAGCTGTCGATGGCACCCTTGTTATTTCTTCATTGCCTACTAATTCTTTAAATGATAAATATTTATACCGCATTAGATCGTGTACTTCTTCAGTGCTATGTCCTAAGTAGCTACTCATTTCAGTAATTAATGACCAATAAAGTTTATTTTGTTGATGCGACCTACTGTCTTTGTGTTCTGATACTTCAACGTCATAAAACTTATCCGGGTTTAAATTACCAAAGAGACTTTGAATTGATGCCTCGGCGTTGCCTGATATTTTTTTCTTCAATGTCGTACCCCCTTGATTTATATACTTTGTTTGTTTTTAACTCCGTTGCTTTAAATTCTATTTTGTCTCCAAACTCTTCTTTAAAACTTTTAATAAAGTCTTTAATTAGCATTAGTAAGATTCCTTATATTGAAACGTTTCTGGTACATAACCAAATCCCCATTTAGTTTCTACACCTCTTCCGTGTCTTTGTTTTAACAAATAAACCGTGCAAGGTGGCTGATTCATTATCTCTGAATTTAAACCACTGTTCAAAGCTTCCTCCTCCCTTGCTTTATTTCTATGTACTGAGAAAACATTATCTACGAGATTAGTAAGATTTGCGGAACCGGCCACGTCAAATTTGGATGCTCTACCATGCTCATCAGCTGTTTTTCTACTGTGTGCTACTAAAAATATATGTATACCTAAGTCTCGAGCGGCAACGGCAACTTTGTTTGCAAAAGCTTTTTGACCATTTAAGTCGTCTTCATTAATTCCGCATTTCATAAGTGAATCAATTACCATCAGCTTCACGTTTAATTTCTCTGCTGCGTAATAAATTACCTCTAAAACCTTAGCCGATGATGTTTCACCTGCTGGGTCATATAAATATAATTTATGTTCTAGCTGTCCTAAGAAATCTTTAATATATTCGTAGTTAGGATTGGCCTCACCTGTTTGTTGACACATTCTACCTAGTGTTGCTTTAGGTAACATCTCAAAAGAAGCAATCATAGTTTTCTCATGCTTCATTAAATGTAACATAACAAAATTGAGCCAGGCACTTTTACCGTGTCCTGAATAGCCCGTAACTAAACTCACTTCACCCATTCGAACCTTAAAGTCATAAACTGTTTTGTCAAATGGTAATTCAATACCACCTGTTAAGTCATCACTAAAATATGATTCAACTGCATCAAGATATTCAGATGGCCTTTTAATCTTTAAGTGTTCTTGATTATCTCTTTTACTCATATAACCGGCTACCTCTTTATCGGTAATGAGTATATCCTCTAATGTTTGTGCTGTCATTTTATTCTCCTTTTAATATTATAAGCTTGCCATTTAAATTTGCATTCTTAATAGCTTCTACATTATTTTTACCATATGCTACTAAACAAGATGGGGCATTAGCACATTGACCTTGCGTTCCGTCAACATAATGAAACTTTAATCTTCCTTTAAAGAAAAATATTGCATCAGCTTTATCCCATACTTCATAATGAAAACCTAATGTTTCTGTTCTTGCAAATATTAAAGTCATGCCATTTCCGTGTGCGGCTAACTTATGAATCCATTCAAATGTTTGTCTTCCATACGGAGGATTACACCAAACCCTGCCATGCCACTCTTTTGTAAAGCCATCATCATTTTTATTATAATGTATTTTCGCAGTGTCCCATGGTCTGTTAATTGGTGTACATGGGTCAATATCAAATTCACCTAATGATTTAATTATTTCAGGTGGCGTTAACCACTCATCATTATTCTTTGTATTGGTGTTAAATGTTTTCATACTTTCTCCTATTTAGTATGGCTATATGCGTCTCTTACATTCCCTATTGCTTTTAATAAACGATCGTGCTCTTTGTCTGTTAGTTTTTTACCTTTGTTTATATCAACACTTGCTAAACCTATTATTAACACCTCATCTCTTATCATCTTTAATACTGAATATGGATTAAAACCTTTTTCTTTTACCTGCTCATTATAATCATTAGAAGGTAATATATCTTTAAATGTTAACCCTACTGCACCTAACACATCTTCTGTTTGGCAGCCAGCAAAACAGTTCATCATTATTCTTTCACCATCTCCTTGCTTTATTCCCAATGAATTACTTTTGTCTTCATGAGCTGGGCAGCGACAAGAATATTGGCCACCACCCGTTTCACGAACTCCATCAAATCTATTTAATAAGTCTTCTATATACACCGTTTAACTCTCCCTTTGGTATGTTGTGTTTTAGTTTATTTACTTTACAAGCCCCATGAGCTGTCTCTCGGTCTATACCACACCACCAATGCTTATCAAAAATATGCGCGGGGCTTTTACACCCCTTACATATTCTCCTCTCCTTAGAAAGGGACATCAGCGCCTTCAACAGCCGCATTACTGCCAGCTTCTGAAGCCTGCAATTGTGGCTCAGATAACCTACCAGATAAATACTTAACCCCTGATTTAGATTCTCTAACCCATGCAGCCATTCTCATGTCTTTACCATTTTCTAATGTTACAGTACCAGTATAATCTGGCCTTGCTTCATTGTCACCTTTGTCCTGTTTAAATAGGGCAAAGCTATTGGTATTGTCATATTGTTCAGCCATGTTTAATTCCTCCGTTTCTAATTTTAATAACAAGATCCTCAATTTCAATATCAAATTGTCGAATCGCTTCATTAAGAGATTTAATTACCTCGTCGTCTCTTTCGACTTTTACAATTTTCAGTTGTAAATCTGGTGGGAAATCTGGGTGATACGAACAGAAAACCCCATAATCACTTTCAGTACATTGTATCTGATGTTGCACCTGGTAAATATAATTTTTAGGCATTTTATCAGACATTAAATTATAACTGTGTGTTACCGGCGTAGGACATTTTATTTCTAAAATTGCATCTTCATTTCTTATTAACCCATCAGGACTTGCTGACGTGTTAGGTATAGTAGGGTGGTCAAATGACCCACACAATGCAACTTCATTCCCACTTACTGCAGAATATAAATCACGAGCTGCGGGCTCCCGTTCAATTCCGTCTCTCATTGCTTGATTCATTTGAATTGTGCTTGCAGATTTCCCAGTAATTCTTTCTATAGCAAGTTCCATTCTTAATCTGCTTTTGTAAGTGCTTTCACCGTATTTAGTCTTTTTCATTAAGTCATTAAGACGTGACGCGGTTATTTTACCGGTTCTAGCAGCATGCCATTCTGCGCTACCCTGGACTAACTGCTCGTTACTCATAAAAAGTCCTCCTGTTGTTTAACTGCATTTTTAACCTCATCGGCCGAGGCAAGTGATGTATCAATGCCTATACCATACATTCCTAAAGCTCTACCTATTGCAGAAGTTTCACAATTCTCTATATACGATGTTTTGTTAATAAAGCTTGAACCTTCTTTTTCGTAGGCATGGCCTGTTGCTACTGTAACACTGTCCACAACAATTTCTGCTTTAAACATTACTTGACTATCTGCGTTGGCCAATATTGATGTTAGTATTTGACCTTGTGGGTGTAAGCGTCTAAACTCTTTTACTCGTTCGTTTACAGTTATGTATTGCTTACCTTTTATATCTATGCTTTCCATAATTACTCCTATATTATTATCCCTTACAATATATATATAACATATACCCTAAGCCTTTGTTTTATATAGCCACAGGCATTTCCATAGGTTTTTCTGTTATATTATTTTGCAGTTTAACATAATCATTAATGAATGTATCAGGGTTATTAGCTACATCATCGATCGTAAAACCGTTAGCAAAATCAATAAAAGTAGCCTTGCTTAACGCATTAGAAGTTAATAAAGATGCGACACGGGTTCGTTGTGTGCCATAAATATGAGCGTTTAACAACACAAATTCCATATCACCTGTTTCTATGCTTAATGTGTTAGCTAATATGTTATTCAACATTCTAAATGATATTGTGTCATATACTAAACCTACAGCCAAATCTGATGACCTCATAATAACCTGCATATTAAGTTTGTTATTAATTATGTTTAAGTTAAAGCCGACAGGACACGGTACATTTGTTGCCTCAGGCATTGTATCAAAGTTTGCGTCCCAGGTGTTAATATAAACTCTTCTTGATGATGGGTCTTTTCTTAAGTTATCAATTGCTAACTTTATTTGGTCAACACCTAAACCTGAACGCCATCTGTAACCGTAAGATGCATCAACAAGATTATTCTCTTGCCATGGTGTCCACATTTTTGTATACTTGTTTAACTCTGTGCAATCTTTAGTTCCTGACAAATACCAAGCAACTTCAGCTGCGGCACTTTTTAAATAAACTTTACGGCCACCTACAATTGGTATGTTATTGTCTTTGTGTAATAATGTTGCAACACGCGGAAATTTACTTACCTTGTCATTTGTTCTTTCATTATCAGTTTGCTTTTCTGTTAATGTTCTTACAAGTATGCTTTTGTATTCTGAATGATAACTCATTTGTCACCTCTTTCTTTGGATGCCCATAAAGCCGCATAGTTAATTAAGTCAATTAATGTATCTTCTAATGATTCATAGTTTACTTCTTTTGTTTCCATTAAAGATTTTAATCTGGTAGTTTTTAAATGTATCATTTGCATATATGATTTTCTACCGTATAAAAAGTAATCATCAGGTTTAATTGTACCGTTGTTATAATCCTCGCCTTTCTTCTTTAATATCTCTGAACATTCTTTAAGTATTTTATAAGCTTCCATTAGTGTAAGTTCTCCTTTGGCTGCGGTATAAATTCAATATCTATACCATTAAATTGGTTAATTAAATCTATTATAACTTCTTCCGGTTGGTCCATAAGTATAAGTGATAGTTCAACTATTAAGTCTTTTTTATCCATTATAGTATATCCTTAAATGTTGGTGACTTCCAACCTACAGGTTTCTTAACACCTACTTTGTGATCTGTAACATCACCCGCATATTTTAACATATTAGCTGAATGAACTCTGTTAAAACATTTTTCCCATTGCTTTGTAGATAAGCCCATCATTTTAGCAGTTCCTAAAGCTACATAAACCACATCAATTATTGCATCAACACAACCCTCTAAATCTTGGTCGTTGTGAGCTGTAATTAATTCTTCAGTTTCTTCAAGTAAATGCCTATATCTCATTTTAACATTATCATCTGTTAAAAGTGTTGGCTTTTTATTTGTTTCTATATTCATCTTTTTAAGAAACTTACTTACGTCTGAATACATCATTAAACATTCTCCTTTAGATAATTGTTAATTAATTTACCTTGCTCTACTGCGGTTAATTTATAAAAGTCTTTATTTGTTTTGTATATTTCATTTTTGACTACTTCTATTTCATAATCATTACGTTCTATTTTTTCTACTGCTTTCCAATATTTTCCTTGTGTGTCTCTAAGCAAAGTGTCTAACATTGGATAATACTGTGGCTGACAATCAAATGATTTAACAACTTGCATAACTTTTTTAAAAGTCATTCTTTCATCATTTTGTAATTGTTTACAGTATAAAGCTAAACCTTCTTTTCTTGCTACTCTTCTTTTTGATGGGTAAGCATCGTGAATACTGTTGTATTCATCTTGTCTTTGCTCTGACTCAATCATTTTTTGTAAACCTGTTGCTTTACCACCTTTACTAGATATTTTTTTATGCAAATTTGTTGATTCTAAATCAGCTGTAACTTTAGCATTAAAGTAGTTATCATCTGCATCTAATTCCCAAAACTCTGATAAAATATTATCATATATTTCTTTAGGTATTTCACTATTTCTTTTCTTTAGACTTACTAATGATTTATCATCTAATACACCTCTTTTTCTATGTGCTTCCCAAATCAACGTTAGATAAGCATACTTTTCAAATACACTTAAATGCACAGTATCAGCAATAAATGATTCAATATAGTGTGAATAATAAAAAATTGATTGGTTAATTTGTTTCTTTGCTAGGTTCATAGTTCCTCCGTGTTATATATTAATCTTATTCTTACTCTTACTCTTACTTATACTCTTATTGCTTTAAATCTTGTTTTTGTTGTTATTGCTTACTCACAGTCAATATATCAATATTTTGTTAACTTGTTTTCAGCAATAAAACAATAAACTTATTTCCTTACAGTATATATATAACATTTGCTGTAAGTCATTGATTTTAATAACAACCGTTAGAATTACATATTGTTAAGCCATCATCATAGATAAAAGTATTGCTGCCGTCATTTTTAGGCACAACAAAATACTCAATATCCCCATCTTTAATCACATAACCTGATTCTTCAGCACCTTTAATAATCACTAAACTGCCATCAGATTTCCAGATCGTATTGTCACCAGAGTTTGATGTTGACTCACTGAAGAAAGATTCACCTCCAAATAAGTCATCAGCTTTAGCGCTGCCAATGGTGTTTTTTGCAAAAATAAACACTAATGCAACCATTAAAAATGAATTGAAAGCACTATATTTTTTCATTACTTATTCTCCTTACATATTATCATTTTAGCCATCATATTAGACTTGTCGCCTAACTTTGTAATAGCTTTTAATATTTCCTCAGACTTGTCATAGTCTTTAGATGCTTTATACAAAATACATAAATCTTCTATTGTTATTTTCATTATAATACCCCTATATTTAAGTTATCAAAGTCTATAATTGCTACTGTAATTACTACAGTCCAAATCATAAACACCACTGCTATATCTTTCCAATTTGTATCATTCATCATCTTTATTTCTCTTTATTGATGTTACACCTCTTGATTTATCACCATACATTTCAGCACCTACAACATCTTCTAATTCGTTACCATAAGAATTTACTGTGTAACCACCTGTGCTGTTTGCGATTGTATAGCTGTTTGATAAATCGCCTGTACCTCTTGCTGCCCCGCCCCATGTTTCATCAACGGCGGTTATTGAGTATTTGCTTTTTGTTGCAAAAGCTTTTAAAGCTTTTTCATAGAAGCCCCAAACTGTATTTAAGGCTTCTTCTTTTTCAGCTTCATTAACGTATGCTAATTTTTGTATTCTTTCAGCAACGTTCATTATATACTCGAATCTTTTAGATTCAGGTATGTTTTTTACTGATTTGTTAGACATATATGATTTAGCTGTCTTTACAAATTTTACTAATTTATCGTTTTTAATCATTTTTGTCTCCTATGACATTTTGTTAATTCTATCTAATGCAGCTCTTGTTTTTTTCCATTCAGAATCATCATTCCAATCAATATCATCAGAAGAGATACCTACTCTGTCAAAAGCTTTACCAATTGCGTCAGCTGTGGCTTTAGATATTCTTGTAGAGCCGTCGCCATTTAAACCTAACTCATAATTAGATTTGATTACTTTAGTACCTTTGATATCAGCTGCAATACATTTAATATCAAATGTATCTTTGCTATTTCTAGCTTTTAACACGTCAATCAATTTGTATAAGTCTAACAAGTTTGCTTCAGTATCAGCTACAATTTTAGCAGTTTTGTTATTTTTTTTCAGTATTAAAACATTCATATTATATCTCCTTAGTTTGTATGAAATTACATTATATACACGTTTTTAAAAAAAGTACACTATTTATTTATAAATCTTTTAGCTAATCTGTCGTAACAGTATTCCATTACGTTTTCATTAGCTACCCATTTACCTTCATCGTTCTTTTCCATCATTGTTACTACATCTTCTCTTGCTACAACATTTTCATTTTCATCTTTCATTTCAATTGTTTCTATTTCGTACTTTGTAGATGAATCAAAAAATAACCTTCTATCTTTATCTTGTATTAACAAGCTATACAATTTGCCTGTCCAAGCGTCAACTAAAGTTTTTGCGATCGTATCTTTACCTGCCACCTTTCCTGTAAATATACCATTAAACTCTAACTCATCATCAGCAGCCAAACTAGCTCTTTTGTCATTTAAGGTTACATAACCATTAACAGCATCTACTAACCTGTTTAATACACCATCGTTTCCACCGTTAAATGCGTCGATTATATCCTCACCATTTTCAACAATTTCGTCTGTTTTTTCTTCATCACCAATTAACTTATTGATGTCTTTCATATTATACTTAAACATATTACACCCCTTTTTTCATTAAGTTTGCGAATGAATAATCATTATAATCACCATTCAAATATCCAATATCAGTCTCTACAATGTCTTCACCTGTTGTCATTGCATAAACAATTCTTGAAGCTTTATATATTACTTTATCAATTGTTATGTTAATTGAAGTAGTACCAACCCATGTTGCAGATTTTCTAGTTACTTTTGACAATAACTTGTTGTCTTCAATTATAAAGTTATCTTTTAAAAACTGTATATCTAATACTAACCTATTATTTCTCTTTACTTTTTTCATACCTGTAAAGAACGTTTTAGCATTGTATGTTTTTAACTCTAACTCTTTTTCAATTTCAGCAATTTTATTTTTTGCATTTTTTATGATCGTATTGTAACTCTCTTCTTCAATATTATCAAATGTAGCTTTGTCAACTTTGTAATACGTCATTTTGTTACCTTGTATCAAACTCATAAAATCACTTAAGAATTCAACTTTTCTTTTTAAATCATTTTCTAATGTTATTATATTCATTATTTATTCTCCTTTAATATCAGCTTTAGTCCAAAATAACTTTGAACCTCTCATTTTGTAATCTCTATCACACATTGAATCGGTTGATTTATCGTCACCTCTCCAAGTGTATCTAGGTATTTCAGTTAATGTATCTTTAACAACACCTGCCATAACATCAATTGCATATCTTCTTCTTGACGTTGAATTAGTGCCATAAGCAGCTTTGTCTAATTTACCAACATATTTAGTAGTTTTCATAATATCTCCTTAGTTAAAATTATATTGTATACACATATTTAATAAAAGTACACATATTTTTAAAATAAACATTCACCACATTCTAACAACATAGTTTTATATAAATCCCTTGTCGTTGTTACTTTCTTTTTAACACCAGTTGATTTAACAATCAAATCGGCCTTAGTGCTGCAAAAGAAATCAGCTTCTCTTTTGCTTAAAAACTTTCTTACAATATAACCGTCTTCGTCAACAGCCATGTGCGTAAATACTCTATCCATAATAATCTCCTTAATGTATTGTTTCAGTTATTTTGTCATATATTTCAGCTAAGTATTCAGTATCATAGGTTTCAAGTATTACTATGATTGCTTCTAGCATTTCGTCTCTATCCATTACTTTCCCCTAAATTGGTGGAGTAGAGGGGACTCGAACCCCTGTCCTAGATGCTAAATTAATTTTACACCTAGTCGAAACCTTAACTACCCCGTTCATATATTATATAACATTTGCCCTAAGTGCTTGTTACTACACTCTTTTTAAGAATGTAGTAACATAAGACATGTACACTTTTACTGTGTTACCGTTTGAAGTTGAGAATGTTACAACTTCGTTTTCGCCTGACTTCGATGTTACAGTTAATGCATAGTGCGTTTTACCTGTTGCATCAATTACCATGCTAGCGATTTTACCCCCAAACTTAGTATATACAGCTTTTAAGTTTGATTCAAAAGCGCTTGTCATTTCGTTAGACATGTTGCCTAGCACAGTCACTTTGAATTTAGTACCGTTAGTTTTGATTTTCATTTTCGTTCTCCTTATTAATCAACATGCTTTATTGCTTGTTGATATATATATTATACGACGTTTTTACTGCTTTTTGTAACTTTTGCAAAATTATTACAATTTTTACAATTCCGTTACAATTGTACGATCTTATTAAAAGTTTGCTTCAAAAGCCCAACAAGTTCCTTTTACCCAAGTTCCAATATGTATATCAGATTTATAATATAACCATAATGCAGTTACATTTTCATTTCCATCTTTATCAAAACTTGTTTCATAGTATTTTGATTTAGTTAATGAATCAGTATTAGAAACTGAACCTACTAACTTATCTTCAAATTCCCATTTTTTCATTTTACCCCAATCTGTAGCATTCATATCATTTCTCCTTTAAAATTATATTATAAACTATTTTTTAACAAAAGTACACATAATATCATTATAATCCATTAAACAAAATGTACCACTTTTTCTTATGTCTGTTTCAACAGCAATCATATCCACGTCATAGAAAGCTTTGATAATTTTAATAACTCTTGCTGCAAAACATTTAGGCACTTCAAAATCTGCCTCAGTTAATTTAATACCACCCGCCCCTTCTAAATAAAATAAAATATCTGTATCAGCAACCATAATCGTTCTCCTTTAAAATTACATTATAAACTATTTTTTAACAAAAGTACACTTATTTATCAACCATTTCAATGTTAATGATTTTAACAGTAAAATCGTCATAATCCATTAAACAAAATGTACCATTTCTTCTTTCACCTGTTTTAATAGCTATCATATCAACATCATAAAAATCTTTAATAATTTTGATAACTCTCGCTGCAAAACATTTAGGTATATAAAAACCTTCGTCCAATGTAGCACAAAAACTATCAATACCTCTA